TTGCCTCCTCAGAAATGTTGGAGTCTGAAAATGAGACTGCAACGAGACCCGTGAGATTCTCAAAGCTGGCTTCAAATTCCTGCTTAAATGTTCTGCTGTCCAGTTGGGCCTTTGCTGCTTCGACTTCCTCTTTTGCTACGTTGCCCCCTTCAATTGTTGTGAAGCTCCATCTTTTCCAGTCACCTGTTTCATCCCGTGGAACGTAGCACCATAGATCATAGAACCAGGAGGCTGTGCCATCTGGTGTAGATATGAAAAGTGCCCATCCCTGTTTGTCTGCAAGAGCAGGTCGTATTACTTCAAACCATACTTCGGAATCCATGAAGGCTGCCTCGTCAAGTACTACTCCAGCAAGGCTTCGGCCTCGGAGAGTTGTTGCATTTTCCGTGCCCTTGAGTTCGATTAGCGATCCATTAATTAGTTCTATTTTTAGGTCGGTTTCATTTTTTGCTTTAATCCACTCTTTTGGAACGAGTCTCTTTAGTTCTTTCCAGGCAATGTCTTTTGCCATGCGGTAGGTGGGAGCACAGTAAAAGTAGGTTTCGTTGGGGCGGTCTATTGCTGCTTTTACTAGTTCTATGCAGGATAGATAGGACTTTCCGAATCTTCTGCCAGCTACGAGAACTCTGAATCTTTGTTTTGCATTGAACACCTCCCCCTGTGCCCATTTAAGGGTTAAATTTTCGGTTGTAGCGGTACTCATGTAGTAAAGAATAGCTTAAATTTGACTAT